GACAATTCTGTGACGTTCGAATTTCACCAGGACTACGCAACATCAGCAGTCGAGCAAACAATCTATCCATTGCTCGGAACAGCAGTCTCAGTCGTTGCAAAGCCAGTAGCAGGAACAACAACAACAGTAAATCCGCAATATCAATTCTCAACTCTTGTCTCCGAATGGACTCCGCTAAACGGATCCGTCGGTGAGTTAGCAACAGCGAGTGTGACTTGGCCGATCTCCGGCGCAATTACAAAGACAACAACCTAAAGAAAGTAGGGGGAAAAGATGGATGGATTAAATATCAAAGTCAAGACGACTGATGGCGTGGAAAAAACGTTCTCATTACGTCCACGCATCATCGTCGACTTTGAACAGAAGTACGGCAAAGGCTTAGCCAAACTCATCGGCGAAGAACAGAAGCTCGAACATATCTATTATCTCGGATGGCTTGCACTTAAATCCAACGGAGTAATTGTTAAACCGTTCGGCCCGGAATTCTTAGATACGCTCGAAGGAGTGCAACTAGATACAGACCCAAATTCCGAATCCACAGAGATAGCCTGACATATTCAATAGCAGCAGTTTCTGTGGAGACAGGAATAGATCCGATTTCATTAATGGATGCACCAGATGGCATCCTTGAAGCGATCGTGATTTATCTCAAGGAGAAGGCAAAGGCGGCAAACAAACATGGCCAATGAAGTCGTTGTAATTAGCGGCATCAAAGAAACCACCGCCGCGTTGAAAAAATTCGACAAGGATGCAGCTCGTCGGCTTAACAAAGTGATCAACGACGAGCTGCGCCTAGCCGAAAATAACGCCAAAGAGCAGATACCAGACAAGCCGCCAATGAGTGGCTGGAGAACGACGGCCGCTAAGAACCCACGCAAGACCACTAGAGGTGGCGAAGGCTGGCCAGCATGGGATCCGCAAGCAATTCGCCAGGGCATTATTAAAACTCGTTCAGAGGGCCGCGTGCGGTCGGATTACACCACTAGCGCAGGCGCACTCTTCAACAAGACCGCCTCGGGCGTTATCTTTGAAGTCGCAGGACGCAGGACGCCAGGACAAGGAACCGGACGCAAGATGATCGGTAACTTAAATGATCGCTTCCGCAAAGCCAGTCGCGGAATATGGGCCGTCATTGATCGTGATCGCCCCCGGATTTATGCAAATATCAGATCAGCAATGGACGACGCACAGAAGACCCTGCAAGCCAATCTAAACAAAGATAAGAAGGGATAACCGAGCATGGCAATAGGCGCAGTAACCGCCCGGATTATTACCCAATATTCAGATAAGGGCAGCAAGGCAGCAGCCAGAGATATCAACAAGCTCGGCAAGAGTTTCGATAAATTTGCAGGCAAGGTTGGCAAGGCATTCGGACTAGCGGCAGCAGCAAGCGCAGCATTCGCCGTCAAGATCGGCGTGGATTCCGTCAAGGCTGCGATTGCAGATGAAAAATCCCAGGCGCTCCTTGCCAATTCACTCAAGAACACCACTGGAGCAACAGACGCAGCGATTGCAGCGACAGAAACCTACATCGACCAGATTCAAAGAGCCTTCGGAGTCGTTGATGATGAATTACGCCCGGCGCTAGGAAAACTCGCCTCAGTAACCGGATCAATTACCGATGCACAGAAACTTCTAGGTCTTGCCCTTGATGTTTCAGCAGGCGGAAGCGTCGATCTGGGTTCAGCGACAAACGCAGTCACAAAGGCGCTACAAGGAAACTATAAAGCGCTCCGAAATCTAGGCGTCCCAATTACAGATGCCATGATTAAAGCCAAAGACCTCAACGCCATACTTGCGGTGACAGCAGAGACATTCGGTGGAGCAGCAGCGACCAGAGCAAACACCTTCGAATTTAGAATGAAGCGCTTGTCGATCGCATTCGACGAAGCCAAAGAAACACTCGGCACAGCGCTCCTGCCTGTTCTTGAAGATTTATTTACAGTCATGGTGACGAAAGTTATTCCAGCGATACAAAAATTCCTTGAAGAAAATGGAAACAAACTCGTCGCTGTTATGACCCAGGCAATCAAGGCCATTGTCGCCTTCGGATTTGCAATCTTTAAAATCTTTGCATTTGTAGCCAAACATAAAGAAGTCTTCGTATCACTTGGCGCGATATTTGCAGCAACATTCGTAGCAGGCAAAGTGATCGCATTCGTTACAGCGATACAAGGACTGGTCAAGGCTTATCAGGCAATCAGAGCAGCAGCAATCGGAGCAGCCGCAGCACAGGCAGCAGCCACCGGCGGAATTTCAGTCGCAGCAGCAGCCGCAGGCGTTGCCACATTTACAGCCACACTCGGCGGTCTTTATCTTGCAACTAAAAAAGCCAATGACGAAATCTCAAAGCTCGAAGGAAGCGGCGAAGATTTAGAATTCTCATTTGACGGATTAAATGGAACGACGGAAAACTTTCTCAGCAGTCTCAAAGGCCTCAATGTTGATCTTGGCAAAGCAGGAAAAGGCACAAAGGCGCTCACAGCAGCAGACCTCAAACTTATTCAGACACAGAAGGCGCTCGCAGCCTTGCGCAAACTTGGAGTTAAACCAACTACAGAAACAGATCCGATCCAACTTGAAGCAGCACGTCTAAACCTTGTAAAGCAGGCAAACCTTCAAGAAGCAGAGCGCGTCAAGACCATCCTTGCTAATCTTGAAGCGCAACTCAAGGCAAATGATGCGATCAAGCGATACACAGACTTGCTCGGCGTTGTTGCAGACTCCAAGATTTCAGCAGAAGAAGTTATTCTTCTGTCTCGCATGTGGGGAATCAGCAAAGAAGCTGTTATGGCTTACACAAGCGCAATCTTTATAGTCAACGACGGAAAAATTTCAACAAAGGAAGTCGACGCCCTTGCAGCCCAATGGGGAGTTACAAAGGCGCAAGCACAGTTATATCTTGATTTCTTTGCAGCATTAAATGATGGCAAACTTTCAGATGAAGAGATCAATAAACTTGCAAGCAAGTGGGCGCTAACAAACAAGCAAGTCGCAGATTATGCAACGAAAATCTCAGAGGGAGTAACACCTTCTGATCTTTGGCCTACACCCGGTAACCAGGCAGCAAAATCATGGAAAGATGCGCTGGCAGCTCTCAATGCCTATATTGCAGCTTCAGGCTCAACACCATCAGCAGCAAAAAAACCATCAGAGCCATCACCATCAGAGCCACGAACACCATCAGTGCCGAAACCAGGAACGTCGTTACCTTCACCATTTAAACCTGCGCTACCTTCAACACCAGGTATAAAGAAGCCAGGAGATGTAGGTTTTATTGGGCCAGTTGCGCCGTTAACATCAAAAGTATTAAGTCCGACAACAGAAAAATTATTTAGAAACTTAGGTCTGCCAATCTTAGGATCCGGCGGCATTGTTACCAGTCCGACAACAGCGCTGATCGGTGAAGCAGGGCCAGAGGCAGTGATTCCACTCAACCGAATGGGATCGATGGGCGGATCAACGATCAACATCGTTGTAAACGGCAGTGTTACAACCGAAGGCGACCTCGTCAACGCGATCCGCAACGCGATTCTCCAGGGCCAAAATAACGGCCAGCCGATCACAAAGACAGCAATTCAACTCTGATGGCAGGCATTCCACAGCTCGGAGCAGAGATTGACTTCGTCAATGGGCCAGCATTTATCGCCGTAGCCTTTACATTAAACGACGCCTACAAAGGACAATTAGGCAAAGGCCAACTTGCAGACAGCGATGACGTGGTCGACATTTCAAGCATTATCCTGCGCTCATCTATTCGTAGAGGACGAAATCGAATCTTGAACCAATTCGAAGCAGGAACGGCAGTCGTTGAGATCAAGGACGACACAGGAGACTGGAACCCGGCCAATACAGCAGGCCCCTACTACGGCAAACTTATACCACTGCGCAAAATTAGAATCTTTGCAGATTACGAAGGCATCCGCTACTACTTATTTTCAGGATTTATCACCAGCTACGACACCCAATTTGCAATCGGAGCCGATGAGGTTTCCAGAGTGATCCTCAATTGCGTAGACGGCTTCCGCCTTCTCAATAACGTAGGAATTACCACAGTGCCGGATACCGGAGCAGGGCAACTTAGTGGAACACGAATTGAAAGACTTCTTGATGCCAGCGACTGGCCAATTTCACAAAGAGCGATCAACGCTGGCGATAGCACTATGCAGGCAGATCCGGGAACGGCAGACAGAACAGTCCTTGAAGCGATTCAGACGGTAGAAGTCAGCGAACTCGGTGGCTTCTTCATATCGGCAGAAGGGGATGCAACCTTCTACTCAAGAACCACAGTAAGCGAACTAGCAGATTCGACACCGACAAATTTCAGCGACGACGGCACAGGAATCGGATATGCCCAGATTGACCTGGCCTTTGATGACACCTTGATCGTTAATGACGTCTCGGTTCAAAGGCTGAACGGAACCAATCAGACGGTAAGCGATCAGACATCAATTGATAGTTACTTCAAGCATTCAGGAGCCAGAACCGGAATTCTTGTTCAGACAGATCAAGAATCTCTAAATCAAGCAACGATGATCCTCGCCGCACGCAAAGATGCAACGCTTCGCATTGACTCAATGACTTTAAACCTAGTAGACGATGGAGAAGTCGCTAGAAACATCGCAGGGCTTGAATTGGAGATATTCGACCTGGTTAACGTGACAAAGGCCATGCCAGGATCAACATCGATCACTAGGGAATTATTCGTACAAGGTGTGCAACACGACATAACAAGGACAACATTCACCACTAAGATATTGACCAGCGAACCGATCATTCAGGCATTTATTCTAAACAGCACAACCCAGGGAGTCTTAGACGTCGCCGGCGTTCTAAGCTACTAAACAAGGAGAAGATATGGCAAAGCAGACCTTTACGACGGGCCAAGTGCTCACCGCAGCGCAGATGACATCGCTGCAACAGACAGCAATGCTCGGTGGAAATGCAACCGCGAAGACAATCAGTTATACACTCGTCGCAGCCGATGCAGGCACAACCGTCGCAATGTCAAATGCAGGTGCAACTACGATCACAGTGAACACTTCATTATTTGCAGCAGGCGATATCGTTACTATTTACAATCAAGGCGCAGGAGTCTGCACAATCACAGCAGGAACCGCCACAGTAAATACATCTGGATCCCTTGTCCTTGCACAATATCAGGGTGGTGTTCTCTACTTTATTAGCGCAAGCGCAGCCGTTTTCTTTCAGTTTGCAACACCAGCATCTGGAGACATTGAAGGAGTCACAGCTGGTACTGGTATTTCAGGCGGTGGCACATCTGGCACAGTGACAGTCACAAATTCTATGGCGACTGCCATTGACGCAAAAGGTGATTTGATTGCTGGTACTGGAGCAGATACTTTTGATCGCCTTGCAGTAGGCGCAAACGACACAGTGCTCACCGCAGACTCAACTGCTGCTACTGGATTAAAATGGGCTGCAGTTTCAGGTGGTTATTCAAATTATCAAACATTCACTTCTTCGACAACTTGGACTGTTCCCGCTGGAATTACTAAGTGCGCAGTTTATATGGTAGGTGGTGGCGGTGGCGGTGGAAGCGCTGAAATTCGTTCAAGTAACTCTCCACTCAATGGCGGCGGTGGTGGCGGCGGCGGTGCAACTTCTTTTGACTCATTTTACACAGTCGTTCCAGCAGCAAACATCACAGTAACAATCGGTGCAGGTGGTGCAGGTGGTGCAATAAATACAAGTGCTTCAGCCAATACAGGTGGAAATTCTGGCAGTGCTGGAAGTGTTACTTCATTTGACGGCAATTCAGTCAATGGCGGCGGCGGCGGCGCAAACGCTAGTCCTGGAACTGGTGCAACAACTTTTACTGGATTTATTTCAGGAAGAAACGGTGGAAATGGTGGAGCTGAATCGGGTTCTGCAACTTTTACAACAGTGAAAAATATGCTCAATCTTGCAGGTTCACTTGGTTCAAATGGTGCTAACGGATTAGCAGGAACAACTTTAGGAACGGGCGCAACAGCAACAAACGCAGGATTTGGTGGCGGCGGTGGTGGTGGACAGCGAGTTTTAAGTACAACCGCTTTAGATGGTTTACCAGGTGCAGGAGTTGGTGGCGGCGGCGCAGGTGGTGCTGCGGCAACTTCTAATTCCAACATTACAACAACGGCTGGAGCAGGCGGCAATGGTGCAGCCAATCGTGGCGGTGGTGGTGGTGGAAGTGGGGCTGCTGAAAAGAATGGAACAGGAACATTTTTTGCAACATCACCAGCGGCAGGCAATGGCGGCTCAGGCGTAGTTGTTATCTTTTACTAAGGAGAAATGAAATGGCACATTTTGCAGAAATAGACAAAGACGGATTTGTATTGCGTGTCTTGGTTGTGGACAACTCTCAGGAATCACGCGGTCAAGAATTCTTAGCTGAGGATTTAGGACTTGGCGGCACATGGATTCAAACATCATACAACGCCAACATTCGCGGCAAGTACGCAGGAATCGGCGATCGTTATGACGAAGAGAAAGATGAATTTATTGCGCCGGTCATTATTGAAGAAGTAGTGGAAGAACTTTTAACCGAATGACGTATCCAATCGGCACAGTTGCTCGACTCGTTGAAGTAGCAGAAGTTAGGATTGTCGCCCTTTAATGGGATACAAAGACGGCGACTGCACCCGGGAACCAACCCGGACGATTGACGACGCCGTCGATGAAGTAGAAGCATCGGGGATCTAAGAAGAAACCAGGAGAGAAACGTGCGCACATCGCAAGTGACAGTAACGACTAGCCCGACGAAGATCGTCGCAACCGGCAACATTTTCAGGGAAGTCCACATTCATAACGAATCTGGCAACATT